AACGCAAAAGTTGCGCCCTCCTGCAGCAAATAGTGAGCGCGTGAACTCTTTGTTGGCTTCCATTCATAACTCGGCCGAAACCGACAATGACGATGCGCCCTTGTTTGACCCTCCCGCTCCGCCCATGTCGATGGGTGTGCAAAACACCATTATGAAAGAGCAAACCCCACCAAAGGAGGGGCAAAAGGAGGGATTCAATGACTATGGCGCTGTGCCTTCGCACAATGAGCAACCTATCGCACACCACTCATTAAATCATATGCAATTGTTTAATGAGCAAGCAAACGCGAACTCGAACACAGTTCATTCTATGTATGGGGACCAGCTGACGCCCGAGGAATACTATAAAAAGATGACTCCGTCATACGGACCTGCCACCAAGCACTATGCCACGTCTCCAAACCAGCAACCGCTTGTGAATTATAATCACGCAACCGCCTACACAACCCCCTCCCCCAACCAGGACTCCATTATGGAAAAATTAAACTATATGATTAACTTGTTGGAAGAAAACCACGACGAACGAACGGGAAATGTTACGGAAGAAGTCGTCCTTTACTCCTTTTTAGGGGTGTTTATCATTTTCATTGCCGATTCTTTTGCGCGGGTTGGCAAATATACTCGTTAACTCATTCCTCACGTTTACGTATAAATATTTGATGGGTTGCACTGCCATCTAGGGCAAATGCAATATAACCCCCATCACATATTTATAAAAACAGTATAAAAATTAAGTTATAGTATATAGAAATAGTATAATGAGCACTATTGTATGGTTTAAGGATTGTTCCTACAAGATGACCTCTTTGGTCGGAGGGAAATGCGCCTCATTAGGTGAGCTTACCCGTTTATCGAAACATCTCCATTTTAATATTGCCGATGGGTTTGCGATTACTACCGAGCTATACGACGAGTTTATAAGAAACAACGATTTAGAAAATATAATTAAGTCGAATATGGATGCTATTATGAGTTCGCCGGGGATTGAACAGATGGACGAGTTTGCCTTTATTGAAAAATTAGATTCCGCCTCTTGCGAATTAAAAGACCGTATCTTTAGTGCCGACTTTACCGTGAAACAACGTAAAAGCATCGTGGACAATTACCGCAATCTATGCCAGCAATATGGAGTGAAAAATCTAGAGGTTGCCGTGCGTTCCAGTGCCATCGCGGAAGATATGCCCAACGCCTCTTTCGCAGGACAGCAAGACACCTTTTTAAACATTAGTGGGGAGGACCAAGTGCTACTTGCCGTCAAGCATTGCTTTGCCTCCTTGTTTAATAGCAGGGCGTTGTCTTACCGAAAAACCCATAACATCCAACTGCATCAAGTCAAGATTTCGGTCGCCATTCAAAAAATGGTTCGCGCGGATATCGGCGCCTCTGGGGTAGCCTTCTCGTTAGACCCCGAGACGGGATACAGCAAAGCCATTGTAATCAACTCTGCATTTGGTCTCGGTGAGCTAGTGGTGTCGGGTGGCGTTACCCCGGATGAATATATTCTTGACAAGCGAGTCCTCACTCACACGAGCTATTTGGAGTTTGACCCTATCATCAGCAAAACACTCGGTAAAAAGCATACCAAGATGATATACAACGGCAAGCGTGGGGTAAGAGAGGTCCCTACAACCGAGAAAGAGGTAACTACATATAGCTTGACCGACCAGTGTGCCATTGCGCTCGGAAAGCACATTGCCAATATTGAGTCCGAGTATGCCACCTTGTTTGGGAAAGCGATTGGCGTGGATGTGGAATGGGCGCTAGATGGCACCGACCACCAATTATATATATTGCAAACCAGACCCGAAACCATCCACAGCAACCAGTGTGCACTCCAGATTGCGCAATATAGCCTATTAGAAGAAGGGAGCCTCCTTATGACAGGGGTCGCCGTGGGGGATAAAATCAGCGCAGGCAATGTCAAAATATTAACCAACGTATCCGAGTTCAAACAGTTCCAAGCAGGGGATATTTTAGTCACCGATATGACCACACCCGATTGGGAGCCCATAATGAAGATTGCCTCGGGGATTATTACTAACAAAGGAGGAAGAACGTGCCACGCCGCGATTGTGGCGCGCGAGTTGGGACTAAATGCGATTGTTGGCACGGGCAATGCTACCAGCGTGCTAGACGATGTTATCAAAGTGACGCTTTCTTGCGCTAGCGGGGAAGTTGGACGCGTATATGAAGGGGAGCTCGCTTGGAAAGTAGACAAAATGGACGTGAGCGACAGTCTTTTGCTACCAGTGAAGCTGATGTTGAATGTGGGTAACCCTGAAAGCAGTTTCCAAAACTCGTTCATACCCAATAGCGGGGTAGGATTGGCGCGCATTGAGTTTATTATTAACTCCTACGTGAAAATCCATCCTCTCGCCTTGTATAATTATCCTGAATTGCCAGAGAACGTGAAAGAAAAAGTTGAGGAAATCATTGGGACAAATAAGGAAGAAGGGAAAACACATTTTATTGCGCATTTAGCAAAAGGGATTGCCAAGATTGCGTCTGCGTTTTACCCGAATGAGGTGATTGTGCGGTTATCCGACTTCAAATCCAATGAATACAAGAACTTAATTGGGGGCGAACTATACGAGCCAAACGAAGAGAACCCGATGATTGGATGGAGAGGGGCGTCGCGCTACTATTCGAAAGAATACCAATCCGCATTTGGAATGGAATGCGAAGCAATTAAATACGTCCGAGAGCAAATGCAAATGACCAATGTGGTGGTGATGATTCCCTTTTGTAGAACACCGGACGAATGCAAACAAGTGCTGGACACGATGGCTAGCTATGGGTTAACAAGAGGGGAAAACGGATTGCAAGTGTATTTAATGTGCGAAATACCGAGCAACGTGATTGAGGCGGACCGGTTTAGCCCAATGGTGGACGGGGTATCGATTGGCGGGAACGATTTGTTGCAATTGACGATTGGGGTGGATAGGGACAGCGACAAGGTGGCGTATTTGTCCGACGACAAAAATGAAAGCTATAGGAGAATGATACGTATGGCAATCCAAACGTATAAATCCTATGGGGTAAAGGTCGGGTTTTGCGGGCAACAGCCATCGGATAGCGCGGAGTTTTGCGAGTTTTTAATCAGAGAGAAAATAGATAGCATCTCCGTAACCCCGGACTCGGCAATGAAAACGATAAAGAATATTGGTAGATAAACTATTAAACATAGAAACATAATAAAATAATAAAATAATAATGAATACACACACACGCATAATCAACATAACCCAAATAATTTAAATATAATTTATTTAAAATATTATATTATCTAAAATATAATGAGATTTACCTCCTTTATAAATCAAGCCAAACGCACATTTAGTGTAAAAAAATGTGCTGATTGTAATTATTATTATATACCAAAATCTTTATTACCTGGTTCAGATGACAAGAACGCGAGATGTATGAGGTTTATAATATTTGATATGAAAACACGATTGGCCGAGTTTGAGCCTGCATATATTGCGAGAGGGGATAAAACGCTGTGCGGACCAGATGGAAAACATTATGAAACAACTCCTCCTTACCCAACCATACCCCCCAATTAATCCAATTTGAAAACAACAATTTCGCCGCAAATCCGCAAAAAACTACCACAAATAAATATTAAAACGTAATCGCGTAATATTATTTATATCTGTAATGTCTATTCCATCCGGCGTGCCTAATATGGATACAATGACCTTATTGAAACCATTATCTAGAGAACGGTTGAAGCGGATTGCCACAGAGAAACAGGCGATGAAATATTTACGATGCTCTATGAATGACGTGAAAAAAATATACAAAAACGTGATGGACACTGCGTGCATTCGTTCCACTCGTTATGCGTTTTATCTATTCATGTTCTCCGAGTATTCCTTTGACCTCAAACAACTGCGTGAAATTAACATTCTGGATTGCGTGCTTAGCGCGAATGACCGGAAGTATATTGAGGAATTAATAAAACAATGCAAGTTTTCATTCCCTGGGTGCGACGTGTATTTATCGGAAAGTGAGCTTTGGGGACATCCGATACACAACAATCTCCAGCCAGCCATCATAATTGAATGGAGTTAATCATAACCAATTAAACAACTTATAACAACTGATAACCACTCAATTAATCATCAGCACTTTATTGGGAGCAACTGTTTTGTGTGCATAATTATAAAAAAAGTATGCTGTCGGCGATATAATGTATGGCTTTGTTTTTATCGTTAAATTGTCTACAATCCAATCATTATGGCTTATTTTTTCAACTACTGCGTATTTATAGGTAGTATTTGGAATGGCGCATATGTTAGAGAGTGCCAGCTTGTATCCGTGGACAAACTCTTCCTTGGTTCCGTTTTCTTCATTATAAATAGACGCAAAGCAACAAAGCGCTTCGGCGTCCTTTTCAATAAACAGGCACGTTTTCCTGAAAAAGTAAATGCCAATCACAAGCGTATCCTTCACGAGAAAATAGACAAACACATTATTGGTCTGCATTAGCTCAAGCAAGTTGCCCATATCGGGTAGAACACGGATTTCAAATGGTGACCCGTCTGTCCCCGAATCCGCATAGATGTATGGACGAATCTCTGTAAGGGTGGTCTTGGTGCATTTTACCATCGCGGCGCCTCCCGGAAGTTCCATCGGGCTGTTCCATCCCTTCATAGAAAAGGCATACGTATTAAAGCAACATAGCGGTATGATTCCAGTTAGGTCTTCCTCACGTTTAAAGATAGACACGCGCACCGACTTGTTTGAATGGCGCTGGTTGTATTCGTGCGTTTGAATGAGCTGGGGTGCAATCCCTTTCTTCCTGTGATTGCAATGCACACACAAATAGTCTACATAGTATGCGGTCAGTTGTTTGGGTTTGTTGGATGTATGAATGACTACATTCACGGGTCGGCTCGTGATTGCGCCAATCAATTGCTTGTTTTCTTCCACTTTCCCATTCACCATATGCTGGACTAAGGACTCCTCCCAATAGAAGCTCCAAAAGGAGGGACCGGTGTGATTCGCGAAATAGGGGGTTATATTTTCTTTTAAAGGAAGAAAAACGTTGTCTCTGTTTTGTAAGTAGTTGTTTTGTATCAGGGACACAAACTTGTCCATTTTTACATCGCCCACATCCGAAAACTTGTAGGTATGGATTTGTTTAAAATTGCAGAACTTGTTTTTTTCCGGTAGGTCCGCATCGATGACTCCATTCGCTTTAAACCAATACTTAATATCGTAAAAATGCATCACGGGTTGGTCCACCCAAAACTTGCAACTAATGCGCACATAGGCAATGCAGAATAGAGCCATTGCGAAAAATGCAGTAAACATATATAACCACATAAGTAGGCTAATTATATTTACATAATAAAAGTTTTTGTGGACCTATCCGCACGTGTTAATTCGGTTTGACAAGCACATACAAATACTGAAAATCATACGCGCAATTCAATAGCTCCACCTTTTCCTGTAGAACAAACCCCACATCCTGTGCTTTGGCCAAAATAGCGGTTTGCTTTTCCATATACATGGTATGCTCGTTTTTTCGCGTTTGCCCATTTTTGAACTGGAAACGCTCGATAAACTTGGCCACATCTTTGGACTTGTCTAACTCAAAATTGGCATTGTAATCAAAATTGTCAAACACCAAATTGGTGTGAGTAATACGCGACTTCGCATACTTTTGAGGGCTCACAAACATAAGCGGATTGCCTGGGGGTAAAATGGGGTCAAACTTATCTCTGTCTACAAGGTGGATAATTAGTGAGCCGCCCGGCATCAACCACTTCATTGCATTCTCAAAAAATAGGGTTTTGTTTGGGAAGTAGTAAAGGGTGAAATACAAGCACGTAATGTGCGTGAAGGAATTGGCAGGAAACGCGCCCGAGTTGAGGGCGTCGCCCAATATAAACTTGCTGTTGGGATAGGTTTTTTTTGCCTGTGCAATCATTGCGGGGGAAATCTCTAGCCCAGTGGCTTGAATATGTTGCGCATCTAACAGCCCCACGTGGTGCCCAGTGCCAGAGCCGACATCCAATATACGACTTTGCGAGCTGGGGGTAGTCTTGTTTACGATTTCCCCGATTTCATATTCATCTTTGTGGTAATTGTATACTAAATAATCGTAAATGTTTGCATAGAACTCGTCGTAGATTTCATTGTTTTGCTTAAACACAAAGCGCTCTTGCTGTTCAAACCCTTCTATCCTGTCTTGTTTATGTGGCTCTTCCTCTTGAAGCTTTCTGACATAGGCAATCACTAACAAGGTAAGCAATGTTAAGATGAATGTTTTTGCCCAAGGGGAGGATTTATTGTATCCTCGCACAAGAGAATTGATTTGGTCGGATATTAATTTTAAATACACATTCATTGTCTATATGTATTGTTGCTATTTTTTTTGTGTATTTTCAAATATAATGGATACCACCGATATAAATGACATTCGGGAGCAGAATGCCTTCAAAGGCATCACGTTCTCGGAGTTTAAAAAGACCGATGTAAAAAAAGAGTTGCTAAGCTCACTCATCCAGTCCAAAATAGAACCGGCTTGCTACTGGAGCGTAGAGCTAATCTGCGCAGGACATTATAGCGACTTGTGGGAGGTGCTTCTAATGTTTTACGTAAAACGCATCCATTTAGGAAACCCCAAGATGGCATCCTACTTAGATTTGCGAGTCAATAACTTTAGAGACATTGTATCCAGCGGGTTTACCACCGATTTACTAAGGCTACGCAACAATCCTAAAGTCCGAAAAATGTTTTGCGAAATTATTTGCGTGCTTTGTGAAGCGAAGCGCAAGCACTCGTTTGAGTCGGTGAAAATAAAAAAGACAGAGTTTGATTTGACACATATGACGGACCGGTTGAAAGCGCCTGATATGCATTTTATTGACGAGGTGTTTCTGCCGGACGACCCCAAGGAATTATTTATTGCGCTAAATGAGTTTGCCTACAACATTAGCGACAAAGGAAGAAACTCTATGCAGTCGTGCTACTGGATAGAATGGATACTGGAGTTTGAGAAAATATGCACGCAACAAAACGAAACGCTACGGTGCGAACGAAGAACCTTTGCGCAAGTAGACCCGAAGCAACAAATGGATATTATTTGGATAGTATGGGATGTCATTTTGAACGAGTCTTCCAAAAAGCCAAAAATCATACAAAACATAGTGAACAGTGTTCTCAGCTTATTTACATTGCGCTACGGAGGTGGATGCGCAAAAAAGCGTAAATATTATTTGTATTTTGTAGTGGAGCTGTTGATTGCGCCGTGCAATCTTCAGGAAGAAATTGTGAAAGACAAGGAAAAAGTCTCGCACATTGTAGAGAAAATTGACCTGATATACAAGCAAATTAAAAAAAACGAAGTGTCCCCAAACACAGATTACTTGTTCAACAATATGGGCAAAAGCAATTTGGACAAAACGATTGAAAAGCTGGAAAAGATGAACACGCTGAGTGCGTCCTTTATACCGCGCGCGGATAACCCATAGTGGTCCAATACGTAACTATCATATTATCACCATATAACGATATAACGATATAAATACATTATACATTATACATTATACATTATATATTATAGCGTAATGGATAAAGAAAAAGAAACCGTAGAAGGAGTGATTTTAATACTAAGCTGTCAAAAGCATAAACACACCCGACTTAAGGAGTTTTCATTGCCAAAAGCCGAGTATTGTAATTGGAAAGTGCTATATGTGTTAGGAGACTTATTTATAGAAGCGCCTTACAAGCTAGATGGGAATATGCTCACATTAAAATGTGAGGACAGCTATATCCATTTATTAAAAAAACTCGTATTGGCAATTAAGTATGCATATGAATTGTTCCACATCAAACAAGGGGTAATACGTAGCGGGGACGATATGATTTTTAATATTCCAAAGCTGGAAGAGTTTTTATGTATGTCGGAAAAACCGGGGTTTTTAGGTTGGTCTCCATCTGGAAAATCATTGATTCGTTATGATAAAAATATGTTAAAAAACAGAGTTATTGATTATTTTATGGTAGAGTATTATACATCCCATATGGAGGATTTTAACAATCCTCTTCATAATTTACAAGGTGTGAATATATACGAGTATGTGTTACGACCCGAAATACCTATTGGTGTGGCAGGTTCGTTATTTTATTTATCTGTAAACTGCTGTCAAATATTAGTGAATCATATGGAGAATATAGGTTACAACATATTCCATTACGATGAATATAGCAATTCATATCCGTACACAATAGAAGATTGTGCGATTTCTTACATTTTATATTTTAATAAGGTACCCTTTGTAAACGACCTTGATTTCATAACAGATTACAATGTTAATGATGCCTTACCAGATGTTAACATTTTTAATCACCCATTACTGGAAAACAAAGTTGCCGTTGCCACGAATAAATACAAATAAATGAGAATGCAACTCAACTGAGTGAAAGCGAGTGTAATAAAATTATATTGATTATGATAATATGATGTAATTTTACATCATATTACATATAATACTATCTATAATTTGCGTCATATAACGATTTATATCATTTCCCATGATCACGTTTTGTATAAAACATTGTATTAAATTGCATGTTATTTCCGTAAATATCATTATTTGGCAATGTAAATGGAATCATATTTGTTTTTTGGCAAACATAAGAGAAGCCAATTTGGTCTTGGGTTGTATACTTTAACGTTTGTAAATACCACAAGTCTAAAAAGTTTTTAACTTGCTCATCTTTATGAAGAAACGCTACAAAACACGTAATCCACACTCCCATATGTGGGGTGTGGGAATTAAGATTTTTAAAAAACTCATCATTATATCCGTCCATTTTATAACATTCATATTGATGATCAACATCCTGATACGGCTGGGATTGATGATTCCAATATGTGCTTGTATATCTAAAAAAATGCGAATCTTTTACCTCTTCGCTTAATAGACCATATCTTGCTTCATGATGCCACCCGATTATTTTCTCTTTATAAATATTATTCAATATATATTCACTTGTGTTATTATATTTTATTTCAATTGTACCATCTAACCATATAATAACATCATAATTATCTAAAAAAGGTATATTTATAAATGATTGTTTGTAATACTTTGCGATGTTAAAAGTATGTTTATTATTACATATTGAGTTTGTAAATGTGTCGTCATCGAGTTTGCTTTTATGAATTAAATGATGCGGGGTAGTATCAATGACCCATCCATTACTAATTATATCTTTGTTATCTGTAAAACATATAAAATCCGTTGGCACAGATTGTTTAACAAAAGGTTTACAACTCAACTCGTAGTTTCCGTAAATTGCTGTGATAAAACATACTTTTGACATATAATATTAATTAACAGTATTCAAATATATTTTAAACGCATAATAATTATACGCGTTCATACAAATATAATATGTATATTTAATATAACCATGGCAAAGTCATCGTTAAAACGAACCGTTCGCGGAGGAAACGCCCCAAAACGCTACAATATGCGCGCGGGAGGCTACAATATGCGCGCGGGCACTCATACGCGTAAGCACACCAAATCCATAATGAATCAAGAGCAAACTATCGTATTAACTTTTATTGAAATGCTAAACACAATCAAATTGCATCATTGGAAAACTATGAGTTATGCGACACATAAAGCAACAGATGACCTATATTCAAAACTAAATGAAAACATTGACACGTTTGTAGAAATCATGCTTGGGAAAAATGGGTTGCGAATCAATTTAACCAATGTCCAATCCAACCCCATCTATGATTTTAGCAATTCTTCTGACTTTTTGAAAAAGATAGAGCAATACAAGCATTTTTTAGTAAATATTGACAACACGTTTTCCCCTTCCAAAAAAGAGCACACTGACATATTAAATGTCCGCGACGAACTATTAGGAAACTTGAACCAATTTATGTATTTGATGACCTTTTCATAATGGAATGGCGACCGATGCAGATATAATAAAAAATTAATATATATATTTTTATTATAATGAGCACAACAGAATCCAATAAACTTTTGCAAACCATCACCGATAGCATACCAGAACGTATTTCCACCGCGTCTTCTTCCTTTTCAGAAAGTGTCTATTCCAACGATGACTCCTCCTCCAACTGGGTCGTCGCACTAATCGTGATTGTATTGCTTGCATTTTTAGGAGTTAACATCTTTTTGTATTTAGCCCAAGGCACCCAATGGTTTGCCGATTTCTTTGGTCCGATAATCGCTTGGTTTGCGAAGACGTTTGGCTATGCCACGCTAGTCACTACCGAGCAAACTGTAAAAACAAGCGCCGAAGGGACCAAGCAAGCCGTGGATATTGCCTCGGGAGCCATCCTTACGGGGGTCGATACGGTAGGTGCGGTGTCTGGAATAAACAAAAACGCACGACAATACGCGCAATTCAACCAAATGGATGGGATTAACTCCGGCAAGCGAGTTGGTCAGCACGTGTCTTCTTTAGAGGAAGAGGCAGACCCGCTATTTGAGCACAATAGTTTGACAAAGGCATTGCAACATGCCTCTCAAAACATGGGCGCCAACGATAGCTCTAATTATATGGCGGATGATAGTAGCAGTAGCGTGCAGGTTCGTTCCAAAGCAGGCTGGTGCTACATTGGTCAGGAAAAAGGCGCGCGCCATTGCATTGAAGTCGGGGAGAACGACCAGTGCATGTCAGGAGATATTTTCCCTACGCATCAGGTCTGCGTAAACCCCAATTTGCGCCCATAAATATAAATAAAATATCATTAGACCGCAGGAATACTGTTTGCCGAAACGAAGTCCTTATACCCTTGCGGCCACTTGTTGTCGCCATTGTTCATCGTTCGTTGCACACGAGTATAATAGGTTTGAAACTTGGGGTTGTAGCATAAGTTCATAATGGGTCCCGGCACGTCGGAGCAATACGTGGGTGCACATAAGCTTCTTTCGGGACATACGCGCGAATATCCAGTGCACGGGTCTTCCACGGTAGTTGCGACGAGGATTCCGCCGACAGGATACACTGGGTTCGAAGAGGGACCACACGTGGCGGGACCCGGAACGGTTTGGCTGTCGGCATTAATATACCGCTCAATATTGATTCGTTGTAATAAACGAAGGTTTGGATTTGTATACGCATCGGTTTGCGTAGCCCACGCTTTGGTTCTAGAGGTCCATTGCCCTTTGGCAATTTGTGCGTATTTTTGATTTTTTGTAATTGACGAACTATTGCTTTTGTATTGCAATACGTTTGCTTTTTTGGCCATTTGCAATTGTTGCAAGGCTTCCTCCACGGGTAAATACGCATCTAACCACGGCACATATATCTCGCCATTTTCATTGGTAATATATTCGCATGTGCGCTCTACCCGGCTCCACGCGCGAGGAGGATTGGGATTGTAGTTTGGACCTAAACAAGAATTAGATTGCATATTATATAATAAACAATATAATATACAAAGGAAAAGTATGTGTTAGACTGTGTTAGAATGTGTTAGAGTGTATAAGAGGGCAACCCCTTAATTAAACATTGTATTAATACCATCAAAATACCATTGCAGTGACAAATAATTGGTGTTGGCAATATTGTTGGAAATGTTTCCAGCGGATGCGGCGAACGTGCTTGGGCCATTGCGCATTAATCTCTGGATTTCGGCCGCACCTAATGCGTATTTATAATACCACAAGTCCGATATATTGCCAATAAACCCGCCATTTTGGCAAATAAAGACATCGCCAAAGTTTTGCTTGGGAACACCCGTTAGCTTAATGCTGGTGGCCACGATTCCATTCACATACACATCAATGTGGTCATTCTTGCACCGGATAATAATATTCACCCACTTATCCAAGGGGACATTTTGTATTTCCACCTTTTCCATAGGGTCCTCAAAGGTGCTCATAATGCACGTCAATTTGATAGAATGTGCTTGGCTGTCATAAGGGGAAATGTATAAGCCTGGTCCGTTGTTGGGACTATTGAGCCCATTATTGTTTCCTGAAGAAATGAAATTGCTGTTTCCCTTGTGGAAAATGTGCATGTATTTGTTTGTGTTCTGGTTCAAGGTGGTTTGGTCAATATATAACCACACAGACCAAGTAAACTCAACGCCGCTTCGCTCGTTATTACTGCGCAGAATCGTGTTGGAACCTTCCTCCCTAGGGTCTTGGCGTATTCTTAGCGGATTATTTGCATTTATCATACCGTGAATGAGCTTTTGCATATCTTTTGGGCCGTAAAAATACATAATTATCATCATTCCTACACGGAATAACATTACATATAAAAACAACGCAAACAGCAAAAAGGCGAGCTTGGCAACTAAACTGTTGGAGTCTAAAAACTCTTTGGTGGCATCAATGTATTTGTTCGATGAAAATTGCCAAAAGGATGTATTTGGTGAACTTGGTGCGAGTTGAGGTATTTGTGGTGTCTCCATTATATATATTTGCGATAATAAAACTATTTGTATTTGCAATCATAGAATAATATGTAATACAATGTTGTAAACAGATTATTTATGCTTGTATGCAGGGTCTTAAGTATAGTTAGTGAGGGTTAGGCCTTCATTTTAAATCGTGATGCTGGACGCCTCTTTGTCCCCCTCCATTACTGCCAGCTTTACGGAATATTGGCTAAATAAGTTTGTTACCCAATTGCCTCCATATCCTTCTTGGTAAATATTCCACGCCATTTGAGGGTTGGTTGCATCCGGCCAGTATTGGAAACGGTTTGTAAACCCAGAGAATCCACCTCCGGGGGTAATGAGGACAGGACTGTTTTTAATGGCATCCACCTTTGGCGGGTAGGACAAAATGTGTGTTTTCACCAGCTTGCCGTCCAAATATACGTCGACGGTTTTGTTATACACACTGATTAGCAAGTGCACCCATTTTTGGATGGGGATATTGTTTACCGTCGCGGTATCGGTTACATTGGATGGGCTGTTTGCGCTGCTGTTGCTGCAACGAATCTTAATATCAATTGAATTGGTGTAGTCCTTGAACTGCACTAGTGGGCACACATTATCGGCATCGGAGGCTCTTGTAAAGATGACCTTGGGCTCCCCAATACGATAGTTCCAATCATCTAAATAAAACCAAACGGAATACGTAAAATTGGCGGCCCCGCTGTTTGAATTATCCAGCTTGGAGCTTTCTATCGTTTGCGCGGTTTTGGCCGATACGTTGGCGGTCAAGACCGAAGGCCCTGCCATTACATACGCCACCAAAATATACAATAAAATCAGCACGACTGCGATTAATACAATTGTTTGCACCTCCATTATATACTATATTATTAGAAATATTATTTCTGATAATGAAATAATAGTTTACTTATGTCCTTTCGTTACGCACTATCTATATCCATCCATTTATATCAAACTATCTATATCAAACTAACTATATCCATCTATTTGTAAGTCTTGTTTTTATACACTGGGTTATCAAACATCTTCACTTTGTTTGGGAACTTTGGTGGCGACTTGTCCTTAAACTCGTTATACACCTGTTGGATTTCCACTATATGCATCGGCTCTTGGTAATACATTAGTCCGCATATATTCCCCACCAGCCCGCTTTCCGAACCCACCATCAACGAATCATTCTTCATAAACGGTAACACTTGCACCGCAGTCGCCACCAGCTCCCCATTCAAAAACACGTCCATCAATCCTCCCGTGTAATTTATCACCAAATGGTTCCACTTTTGGAGCATCACATTTGTATTTGTATACACCGTGTCATATGTCTCGGACACGCCCGGAGAGCTCACATTGGCGACTACAATGGTAAGCTTGTTTGCGCTTGGGTTGTATTTTACTTGCAGTTTGTCGCCGTATCTAAAGATGGGTGTATCTTGTTTATACGCTTTTTTTGTGTTGGGTGGCAATGCGCTCATATTAAACCACATGGAAAGCCCATAGTTGTAATCAAACTCTGGCAATAGCACATCACTCGGGTCATTTATGTTCAATTCCGCGAATGAAGAAATCACATTTTCGTTGCTGGTAGATAAAGGTGTGTTTACCAGTAGTTTGGCATGGGATTTCCCGCCTACAAACAAGAATTGATACCACTGCGATTTCAGGTATGGGTATAGCAAATACACGATAAGAAGTATGATTTCAATGCCCAGCACGACCACCATGGATTTCGTAGTGGTGTAATACGTTTGCAATACGGATTTCGTGATTAGGTCAATAATATCCACCAATATACAGGGAATGTAAAATACGATATCTATCAGCAATTGAATAAATGCATTGTCGGTGCTTAACCCATAGTTCACCATCACTTTATATATGGTCGCCAAGGTGAATAGCACCACAATATAGAATAGCGGGTTGGTAGTCATACTGCCGCGCTCTGTCATATACACAAACCCGCCAATAAACATAGAGGCGATTAGTGCCAGCATAACCATATAGGTGGTGGATACCTCCGCGTTGTTGGCGGCGGCGCGCTTCAATTCCGCCGAGGTGCTTTGAAATAGCGTCGTGAGCAAGATTAAAATGGAGACCATCGTAATGATGGTAATGAGGAATGGCGCGGTGTATTTTGTAAACAGTTCGAACGGGTTGTAATATATCAGCAGCGCCGACAGCACAATCACCATGGCTAACGCAGTGCTGTATTTATTAAAAAGATACTTGTTATACGACAATATGAGCAGAGTTAGCACGGCAATAGAAATCATAGTCACTGGGTAAACCGAGAGCTTGTCTGCAAGTTCTGCAATCGGGTTTGCATACGTGAAAAGGAGCCCGCCACCAAACACCAAGAGGATAAGCATTATCTTCCACGCAAGCGTGCTTAGCCCGCTCCCAGGCGCCTCGCTATTTTTAATGTTGGAATAGATGTTGTAAAACACAAGTAATACAGTGATGGACAAAATAAATGCAACGAATATATATCCCGTGGACTTGAGCGATTTTTCCAAATCCGAAAAATACACAATGGACCCCCACACAAGCAGACCAATCGCGCCACACAGGAGCACAAAAGCAAGGAGATATTTTAATCCCGCTATCGCGGTGCTATCGTTCGCAATGTTGCTAAACAGTCGCTCATACAGTGCGACAAATGGGGAGGTGATGCAAAACCACATCAATTTCAAAAAGTCCGTCACCTTATTCAAGTTGGCCATGAACCCGGTGTTGATTTTATTGGCAGGGGTTTCCATGCTGCCAACCCATCCAGATGGCATAATCAGGAAGAAGACCCACTTCGCAGCAGCATAAATCAGTTCCCCCGCTTTATACAATAGGGTAAATATGCTTATGATGCCATTATACAAAAACTTCATAGTAGACATTGTTAAACCGGATAAAGAACTAAAAAACGTGTCGGCCATAACAATAATGTTATAATATAAACATATTAAAACTTTATTGGGTAGGACTTGCGATGACCATTACAAGTTCTCCATGGCGGTTTTCTTCCCGTGGCATTCCCTACAAAGCGCAACTAAATTGTCCACCCCATTCCCTCCTCCGTATTCTAGCCTTACCTTATGGTCGACTTCAAACCACGCATTCAACTGGTTCCCGCATCCGTTGCATTTCCAATCCTGCATAGAGGCCACGTATTTTTTCTTCGTTTCGCTCACGGACCGTTTGGTCGCTTTGGCGCCAGAGCTTAAAATGCGTTTTTCCTGATGCATCTGAGATGGCGACGCGCTATTAAACTGGAATCCGGGGTTCAGGTCGCGGTTTAAAGAGTGCATAAAGCCTTGGTTATCCGTGTCGGCATCGGCGCCATAGTCATTCGAATACTGCATCCCACTGGTAAAATCAATAATGGGCGGTATCATACTCATTGTGCCCTTGTCAATCGGCATATATTTTACCATATTGTTTGCATACATTAGTATGTTTTTGGTATGAGCGGGGTTCCTTTTCACGAGCAAATAGAGCATTACTCCGGCAAACGCAACAAACGCCATCTGGTAGTATTTCTTCCAGGAGAGGATTGTCTTTAAGTATTTCCCGTCATAATACATATTATAAATAATAAAGGCAGTAATCGCAAGGATAACCCATTCTAACTTCATAATATATATAACTGTTTATTTTTTTCGCTACGAATTGTCATACGCATCTTCGCTCAAGTTGTCAAAAATGCTTTTGTATTGGATATGGTGCCCTTTCTGATTGCTAGATTCTACTGTAGCGCAACTATGACACAACGACGAAAGCGCCTTCAAGTCTTTCATTAGTAGGTGTGTGTCTATTTTGGTGATTGCATTTTGGAGCAAATGTCGCACAAAGACTTCTCTTAACTTCTCGTATACATCCATCTGATTTTTGGTCAACTCCTTGCCAACCGTCAGCACATTGTAATACATTTCCAGCATGGGGGAGTAAATCATCACAAACCCCCAAATATCCGAATTGTGGATAAAGACTTCGTTAAAATAGGCGGTCAGCATTAGCTTTCCATTGATGGTGTATTTTGTCAATATTTCTGTAATGTATTCGGCGATAAAATGAAAGCAAGCCACGTGTTCCTCATTGGGTTCCTCCCTGTCCTCTAAATTGCCTGTTGCCCCAGTTGCTTTTTCTTCCTTTCTCTCTTTGCGAGTTCTCTTTTTTATGAAATCTTCTGGTTCGGTTCCAATATGGACCAATATTTGGCTAATTGTTTTAAAATGGCCTGCCCCGCGTTGTTCCATCCAAACCAGTATATAGTCTTGCGCAAACTTGCGCACGGTATCATAGTTCGGCGAGGGACTCTCCATAAGCATTTTGGCATACATTTCTTCCAACGTGTCATTAAACAAAATGTTGGAAAACGGCAAATTATACTGAAACGGAACACTCCTCAAGGAAGAAGGTATCTTGTTTCCGGAGATGGGGTTATACTTTGCCGCCAGCCCCCAATCAATAATGCGCGTTTTGAAGGCAATGTTCGCCTTTCCCCCTATCGGCTTAATAAGGACGTTGGATTCTTTCACATCGCAATGATAAATATGGAGTTTATTCATGGGTATGATTCCGTAATGTAACAAATCAATGAGCGCATTGTTCAACGCGACAATCTCCGCACTGCTTGGTTGGCTATACATAAAATCCCCAATGTCCATCCCCCCATCCGGCATATTTAGCACAAGCAACTGGCGCAAGTTGTTGTTAATATTTTTTTGAGTAATGTTTTGCTTTTGAAATAGCGTGCACTTGTCTTGGTAGTGCACCAAATCTTGCTTTGTTAATTCATCCGGCGTGCATATGTGGATGTTGTCCAACAAAAAATATTTTTTATAGTTGGGTATTTTCTTTATTTCTTCCTTGTATTTCATAATAATCTCATACTCTTTCCTACTGTGTCGCAATGTCATTAGCTTGCTAATTTTTTCCGGTTCGCGTGGTTTGTCCTCGCATTTTAATGCCGGCTTGAAAATACAGCCATACCCTCCCGAATCAATCACTTTCCCTCCTACGTCGGCTCCACCTCCGGTATACAAAGGCATATCGTCCCCACCCGTTAACGTCTTGCTCTCTTGTGGTGCATCGTCATATTGTATAATCTCTGCATCGGGAGCCGGCTTTCGGAGGGTGGAATTATGTTTTTTATGAGGTCGTGATGGGCGGTTTCTTTTGGTTAAACCCATAATAGCTATAATATAGGCAAACACATTAATCCAAGCACGCAACCACGCGCAACCATCTACCTTTTATAAAATTGAAAAACTTTTGTAAAAGGTAGGGAGCATAAAATAGAATATAACACCTATGTAAGGATAATGATGCAAACTCTACTGTATAAGATTGATAATTTAATAGAGGGTCAAGTAGTGAAAAGACCGTCTAAATATATAAAGACGCCGTATGTGGCAGATGTAAAGTGCACCGAGACAGAGGAAGAAGTGCTAGGGCACACCGCTTCCCTCGGCTGCTGCGGATTAGCAGATATCAACGCAACCGTCTTGATGACAATTTCCCCAACACCGAAAACGGCTACCAAGCCAAAAAACGAAAAAGGGCTGAAATGTTCGCACACCATTTATTTGTCTGTGTTGAAATCGCCCCACTGCGAAAAAGAGCAAATCATCGGGATTCACCCCAAGCTGGCGGAAACCCTCACGGAGAATGCGCTCATAAATAACTGTTTCACGCGGTTACAGAATGTTACCAAGTATAAAAGAGAACACGCCATTTGCATACCAGGGAAAGTGGATTCGCGGTTTGATTTTGTCGGGATAGACCAAACCGGAGGAACCTTCATAATGGAGGTCAAAAATGTTCCGCTCGCAGACTACGAGGACGTCACCGCAAAAGAGCGCGCCAAAATGGATTTCACGGGACGGTCGTGGGATTCCAAGGTGGCATATTTTCCGGATGGGTATAGGAAGAAAAGTAATGACCCAGTTAGTCCAAGAGCGCTCAAACATATTCGCGAGCTCACCACGATTGTAAAAGAGACCGATACACGTTGCATAATGTGCTATGTGATACAAAGAACCGACGTCAACCGGTTTCAGCCATCGGTCATTGACCCAGAATACAGACAAGCGTTCAAAGAAGCAGTGCAAGCGGGGGTAGAAGTCATTACAATGGTAATCGAGTGGAATCGAAACGGGGAAGCGCATTTTGTGCGAGACGATTTGCCAATATGTATGGATTAGAAGGAACCCGACAACACAAAAAAAAGAAAGAAAAAGAAAACAGAAAGATAAAAAGAAAAAGAAAATTATGTAGCTATATATTATAACAGTATGCCAGCAACCAAAACAAGAAAGAACCTCCGGCGCAAGTGGTCCAACAAGTATAAACGAAGCATTAACTGCCGCCGCCCACGCGGGTTTTCCCAGAAGCAGTATTGCAAATACGGAAGAAAACGTAGCCAAAAGAAGTAATTCCGCGCGTTCCCTGCCTATAAGGCATTTTTTATTTGTCATACAAATAATATATGCCCGCAGACAAGCCAACCAGTATCACCGCATAAATCGCTTGCTGTTTGCGCTTCATATATTCTACATCCTGTTGCGTAACCGGTTTGTAGTGGTTATAGTATTGGCTATAAAACTCTTGAAGGGTTATTTTGGGTTTTTCCAGCTTTACATTGATTTTGTTGTGAATAAAATGCATCCACCGTATAAATGCCTCCCTGGTGTCTAAATACGGAGACACCGGGTATAAGTCCAACAACTTACTAAACTCCGCCGAAATATCGTTTGAAGGAAGAAATAAATGCAAGTTTTGTATAAACTCGTAATACTTTTTTTTAATCGTATCGTTCGGATGGTGCGGATATGTGATTGCAATGGTGTGGAGAAAAAACCAATAATGTGGCCCCCATACGTTTGGATTTAAGCCCATTAACATGAACTAATATAAAAAGAAAGTCGTTTGAACTAATATATTCGCAAGAATCCATTATGAACTTTTCTGAATGCAATGACAATAATAATAACCATAATGAGGGGTGTGACCCCGAAATAATAGTGGATTACGAAGAGAACGAATCCACAAATAACAAATCCATTATTGGCAACAGTGCCTCTATGCAAAAATATACGGAACCGCCCCCAGGCTATCGCAACAAGCAAGACGTGCGCCAAATGTCTTTATCCACGACTAGCGGGACCAAGGATTTCAAAATGTATCCTTCCAAAAACATCAATATTTGCAACAATTGCAATAAACAGGGGCACCTATTCCACCAGTGCAAGTTACCGGTCATTAGTTTTGGTGTCATTGCATTTAGACACAGTGACGCAGGTGTTCAATTCTTAATGATACGGCGCAAAGACAGCTTTGGATACATTGACTTTATCCGGGGCAAATACCCGTCCAATAATATAGAGCAGTTGCGAAACATTATTAACGAGATGAGCGTGTTTGAAAAGAACCAGCTACTAACCCAGCCGTTTCCTGTATTGTGTAAACTGTTGTGGGGAGAAACCAACGTGCAATACCGGAGCGAAGAGATTAATTCCCAAAAGAAGTTTGAGATGCTCAAAACGGGGATTACGATTGACAACGAAACCCACACGTTGCGTTCGCTAATACAAAATAGCCCCACTAAGTGGGAAGAAACCGAGTGGGAGTTCCCAAAGGGGAGAAAGAACTACCAAGAAACGGATTTAGATTGCGCGCTAAGAGAGTTTACCGAGGAGACTGGCTATTCTTCCAACAGAATAAACATTGTAGACAACGTGATGCCCTTTGAAGAAATCTTCATTGGCTCCAATTACAAATCCTATAAGCACAAGTATTACTTGGCGCATATGCCTTCCGAAAACTTTCAGTTGGAACCATTCCATTACAATGGGTTTGCTACGCAACAAGACCCGATGCAAAACTACCAAAAAACCGAAGTGAGCAAGATTGCTTGGAAAACGTATGAGGAGTGTATGCAAATCATTCGACCTTACAATTTAGAGAAAAAGCAACTGATTACAAATATAAATAAAGTTCTAACCGATTATATATTATATTAGCTTATAATAAGTATGACATCCAACCCCAAACCGTTGCCCTTACCTGAGGGAACTACGCAAATAAATAATTCAGGACAACCTATTACGCAGAAAAATCGTGGCGCAAATGTCCGAAAAACGCGAAAACGACCTGTGAAACGCGACGCAAATGAAATCAATAAGTGTGATAGCCCCGAGAAGTTCAAGGACCTCTCTGGCACTTGCAACCAAGCATTGCTAACGCAAGAGCAGGACGAGTGGAACCACAACGCTTCGTCCCAGGACAGGCCTGATTACCTATATCCGTCTTTAAATGACAACACATTCAATGCGCAAATTGCTACCAAGCGCGAGTTTAATGACACTCAATATGAAGGTATTAAAAAAGACGTGGATGCAAATGGTAAGCCAGTCATTGTGGATGTGGAAACGTATTCCGATATATTAAGTAATGCGCCGTTTGAGCTTCAACCGCACCAGATGTTTGTTAAAAACTTTTTATCAATGCAAACCCCTTACAATAGCTTGTTGCTATACCACGGCCTAGGAACGGGGAAAACCTGCTCGGCGATTGGGGTGTGCGAAGAGCAGCGCGACTATTTGAAACAAATGGGAATCAATAAAAAAATCATTATTATTGCCGCGCCAAACGTGCAGGACAACTTCCGGCTACAATTGTTTGACGAGCGCAAACTGCAAAAAACGGATGGAATCTGGAATATTCGCTCTTGCACGGGAAACAAGCTACTGAAAGAAATCAACCCCGCCAACCTGCAGTCCCTTACCAAGGAACTCATTATTAAACAAATCAACCAGCTCATTAACACATACTATCTGTTTGTTGGGTATGTGCAGTTTTCCAATATGGTGGACGAGGTTCTCGCCTCTGCCAACGCATCCTTGGGGGCAAATGTTTCTTCCAACGCATACGAGCAGTATATTCACGCGCAACTAAATGCCAAGTTCGGTGGGTCTCTCATTGTCATTGATGAGGTGCACAATATCCGTATTGCCGACGACAATCCAAGCAAAAGCGCGGCGAACAATTTAATGCAACTGGCGAGAACCGTGGACAACCTACGGTTTTTGCTGTTATCTGCCACCCCAATATACAACAACTATGCAGAAATCATTTGGTTGATTAATTTGATGAACGTAAACGATAACCGAGGCGCAGTGGAAATCCGTCAAATATTTGATACCGACGGGAACTTTTTGGTGGACGCGAGCAAACCAGAAGGAGAGCAAAATGTGGGAGAGAGGCTGTTTATACAAAAATGCACTGGGTATATCTCGTTTGTCAGGGGGGAGAACCCGTATACCTTTCCCTTTCGTATTTATCCTGATACGTTTGCGCCGAGACGAACCTTTCCAAATGAATTGTTACCAAAGGAGGAGAAAGAACAAAAGGAAGAAAACGTCGCACGCGGGCTAGAATACCCGCAATACCAATTGAACAGCAAGCCCATATCGGGTAGCTCCCATATTATCCCACTGTTTGTCTCCGAAATTGGGGAAACTCAATCCTACGGGTATAAATGCATCATTCATTTTTTAACCAAATCCTACAACCAAATGACAAATGATGCACTCAAGTTCAAAAATATGGAATCCTTTGGGTATACGCTCTTGCAAAAACCGATTGAAGCATTAAACATCGTCTATCCAGTAGACGGATTAAAAGAGCTCGCAAAACAGTTGGAGCTGGAGGCTTCCACGGTTCAAGAAGAGGTGGAGAGCGTCGCTACACCAATTGTATCTCCAGAAAAACTGAAGGAATACAAAAAATCCCCTGTATTGCAAGACGCACTGGAAGAACAAACGGAAAATATTGTATCCGAGACGGCCGAGGAGGATATGCCTGTAAAAAAGAGTGACCTAGATGGAGGGGCGAAGGACACGACTTCTCGCGAAGAAGAGCAAGAGGGTCCTGCGATGAAAGGGAAGCTCTCTTATATTACGGGGAAATCGGGACTTAAATATGCGATGCAGTTTGATGGCGGAAAAAACGCAAACACCAAGGGGAACTTTGAGTATCGCGCCCCCATTCTCAAAAAGTATGGACGGATTTTCTCGCCAACCAACATTCACAAATACAGCGCAAAGATTGCGCAAATATGTAAATGCATATCTACTGTGAATAAGGTGAAAGGGATGAAAGGGGATGAAGGCAATCTAGACATTCGAGTTCGCAATGGAATCGTTTTAATTTATTCCCAATACATTGACAGCGGATTAATCCCCATGGCCCTTGCCTTGGAAGAAATGGGATTTGTCCGTTACGGAAAAGATTCCAAATCGCTATTTAAAACACCGCCTCCCAATACCCCAGTGGATGTGCGCACGATGCTCCCGAGACAAGACAAGGAACCCTTTATGCCTGCGCAATACGTGATGATTACCGGCGACAAACGGTTGTCTAAGAACAACGATGCGGATGTCAAGGCGGTGACCGATGTTCGCAACAAAGACGGGAATATTATCAAGGTGGTGCTTATTTCCACCGCGGGTTCGGAAGGCATTGATTTGAAGTTTATTCGCCAAGTGCACATCATTGACCCGTGGTATAACATGAACCGTATTGAGCAAATTATAGGAAGAGCGGTGCGTAATTTCAGTCACAAAGATTTGCGATTTGGAGAGCGAAATGTGGAAATCTTTTTGCACGGAACCATGCTGCGGTCTCCCGATGAGAATGAAGAGGCGGTTGATTTATATGTATATCGAGTCGCGGAACTGAAGGCGGTGCAGATTGGTAAGATTACGCGTTTGTTAAAAGAGACGGCAGTAGATTGCATACTGAACTACGAACAATCCGAGTTTACGCAAGAGAGTTTTGAAGCGATGGGTCAACAACCCGTTACCCAGACTTTATCTTATATAGAAATGGGGGCGCCCGATATTGAATACAAAGTGGGTGACGTGTCGTATTCTGCCGTGTGCGACTATGATAAGTGCGACTACAAGTGCATCAATATTGACAACGAAAACAAACTTTCGGAAATCACAAAGGAAGAGTCTGCCAATGTGACAATGACTACCTATAACGAAAGGTTTATAATGACCAATGCGGATAAGATTGTGCAAAAGGTGAAGGACATTTTTTCAAACAAGAAAAGAGGTCGCCACTTCTTTTACAAAAAAGAACACCTGTATAAACTAATCAACACCCCCAAAGCATTCCCCACGCTACAAATATACGCGGCGCTCAGCCATCTTATTAATGACCCAACGGAAATAATAACGGACTTTTATAGCCGTCCAGGAAAGCTGGTCAACATTGGCGATTACTATTTGTTCCAGCCTGCGGAGTTTACCAGCAACAATACCATGTTATCCGCGTTTGATAGGTCCACCCCCGTCCAGTATAAGCCCGCGTCCATTGGTATTAACACGGAGGACCGTGTGCCAGAATCCTCGGTTCATTATACCAAAGATGTGCACACGTTCCCGTCCAAGTTTGCCGAGGCGGATTTAGACCAACCGCTTGACAAACACGCGCTCCAAGTAGAGAGCGCATTGAAGGCAATGCCAGTCGCGAATGTTACGGAAAAACAGGTGCTACTGAACCTAAAGCGGTGCGTGGAAATATCCATGAGCGCGATGGAGGAATACAAAAAGCTGGAGCCCAAGATGCTTTCCCTCAAAGATTTAGAAGAATATAGCAGCTATATGAAATACCAAAATGATTTCCGGCAAGGGAAACGCAAGGAGAACCTCACGGTGGCGCAAAATGCGCGACTAAAAACGCTGGCGGCGGAATTGAATACGTTTAAGAAAGGGCTGAAACAAATCGTGGAGCCCGAAGGGATGACCCACAATGATTTCGTATATTTAGAAGAATACCAGCACAAACAGGAAGAAAACAAGCTAATGAAAAATGAGCGCAAACAGTTTGCCGAGCTTCAGCGAAAGTATGACAATGCGGTTTTGTTACGAGTGGACCCGAATGAAGACACCGCGTTTGATAATTGGTATAACTATTGCGGGATTGCCTTGCACAAATTAAGCAATACGCCCTTTATGAATGGGGCGAATCCAGATAAGAAAACAATGCAACTGCTTGAAAAATACGTGGTGGAGCACGCGGTGGATGTCACTGGGTATGAAGAGAAGCTGAAACTGCTGAATGCGTTGCAACAAATAAAAGAGGAAGAAAGGGATTACTTGGAGGACTATGCGTATAAATATATGACCCGTTTTAACAGCAAGCAGTCCAAGATTGTCAAGATGGGTCGGCGCGAGTATTTGATACTGTATGACGGGAAGACGCAGGTCGAACATAATTACGACGACGAAAAGCGCAAAGTGCTCGTGCTTCAAAATGGGCGATGGGAATTGGCAGGGTCTTCTGCGAGCAAGGATTTTAATGAAGAGGTGAAGAAGCAAAAGGAAGAGTTTAAGAAGACTAATTTGAACGGGCGAATCAACAACATCATTGGGTTTATTGGATACGAGAAGCAGGGAAAGCAGTTGCTGTTCAAAACAAAAGACATTACCAGTGACCGCAATATGGTCGGTGCGAGATGTGACCAATCGGGGAAGTCCGAAATGCTGAAGCTATTAAACCTGTTGGTGGGCGCGCAACTATTTACCGAGATGAATACCAAACTGACCGGGCAACAGGAGGTGTGCGTTACGCTAGAGCTATTGTTTCGGTATTGCAATGATACGGAGAAGGATGGGAAGATTTGGTTCTTTTCTTCCGAATCCACCGAGCTGTATAGCCTGGAACATTGCAAGATTAAAAACAACAAGTTTGTGTGCCAATAGCCGTGCACTGGTCTTACAACATACAACATACCAAATACAAAAAATTGATTTATTGTTTCCTATTTTTAAACATATTAAACAATACGCTTAAAGATTATATACATTTATTATAATGGCACAACTATCTGAACCCATCAAAAAACGTAATCCAAATGCACAAGGTCGTAATGCGCGACTTGTGGAATCCATTTACACGCGCTGTCTTATTACGCGTTCTATTTCCATTCCCATGGTGAATGTCGGCGGAAACCTAGATAAAGTATTAGAAGACTATATCTCTTTTACATACGAGGGGAAATGCATTGTGGAGGGGTTTATTAAACCGGGGTCCTCCAAAATCGTAACCTATTCCAGCGGTCTTGTGCAAGGTTCCAACATTGTCTTTGAAGTGGTCTTTGAATGCGAGGCTTGTTTCCCAGTGGAGGGCACCATCATTTACTGCATTGCGAAAAACATTACCAAAGCAGGCATACGCGCAGAAAGCTCCACCGATACTCCCAGTCCGTTTGTGGTGTTTATTGCGCGCGACCACCACTACAATGCGTCTGCCTTTGCAAGCATTAAAGAAGGCGACAAGTTCGTTGCCAAAGTGATTGGGCAGCGATTTGAATTAAATGACAAACAAATCTCTATTATTGCGGAATTAAAAGACACCAAATATACCGAGCCGAGATTTAGTAATAAACCATTAATCAAAAACCCAATTGAGTGTTAATATGCTAGTTAAATGTATTATTTATTATGTTTGCTTGTTTCTGGTTGCTTGTTGCTTATTGCATTCGTTATGGATTGCAACCTTTTTTTCTAGATTTTACAAAAGGTATAAAAGAAACGCACCTTCATATAATAATCATATGGAAGTATACAGCACCCCCTCTACGAAAACAGACCTAAATCGCAGTGCCGATTTTGAATGCCAGCGCGACCGCGAGATTATTAATGCGCTAGAACTAAACCAGATACGCGAAATTATTGAAAATATGTCCAAGTTTAACCAAATCGAAGTGTTAAAAATATTTTGCAAGCACAAAGACATCACCATTAACGAGAACAAATATGGCATCCATATCAATTTAACCGAACTACCAAATGACGTGGTGAATGAACTGAAAACATACATTAATTACGTGAACACGCAAGAGATACAGCTGAATCACGTGGAAAAACAAAAGGAGACCTTTATAAATACCTATTTTACAAAAGATACTAAAGACAATATGCATAAAAATATATAACACCGTGCGTGCATACAATGACGACATACTATAAGCAACATACCCACATGAACCCATTTGAACCCGTTGGGTTGGATAGTTCCAAATCATATAATTCAATACTCGATGAATTACACGATTGCATATTGACAAAACCCTTTATGGACAAGGCGATACAGCCTTATCATAATAAACCACGCGCATCCTTACCCATTGCGCCCACCTTGTCGGTAAACACTCGTCCGCAACCAGTGGCAAAATCGTTTTTTTCTGTATCTCCCACCTCGCTACCGATTGCGCCTACGCTCTCAATAAATAATAATGCCAATATATCGCTACCGATTGCACCCGGCTTATCAATAAATAATAATGGGTCTAAAGAATTAGTAAAGGAGCAAGAAGAAGACGAACTCCTGATTCCCTCGCACAAGGACACACTATTTTGGTGTTTTTATATTATCAAATATGGTGTGCAAGCGTATTTTACCCTTGGAAACCGCCAGTTTATTGTGGAAAAGCAAGAAAAAATCAGTGCGATTGAGCTACTTCGCGAGAAAAAGGAACTGTTAAAACAGCACAAGATAAAGCCATTCACCAGCATTGAAGAGGATTTATCGCATAATCCCACCATCAGTGTAAAAACGTTTTTCGCATTACTAATCGCGCACGACTTGCCCGTCACCTACTTGCAAAAGAGCACCTTTGTGGATGTGAATATGTCCGCAAGTAAGGAAACCCATATCGTCCAGTATGTGCGTCCAAACGTATACGCGTATTTACAGCAGTCTACCCATCATAAGCGAGAGTTACTTATTGCAAATAAATACCAATGGGTCTCGTTGGACAAGCCTGTTTTGGCGATGACTACCTACAAGTCCGAGGAGATTTTAGAGCTGTTTGCCAAACTACACATGGAAAGCAGCCTTCCGAGCGATAAGAAACCCACTAAAAAAGAAATCTATGACGCTATCCTTGCCTATTTTTTGTAGTTTTTTAAACTTATTACTTATTGCTTATCATTTATCTTGTCATTTATCTTGTCATTAATCCATTTTAATGACAATATAACTTGCAAATGAATAAAATTGATTGAATTACACCATTGAACAATATAGTCAAATAAGACAACAAATTATCAAATATAGAAATATCTTTATATATTATATAATGACTACTATGGCAAATAAGCGTGCCCAAAAATTAAATGAACAATTAAAACTCATACCTGCTACGGAAGCGGTAGACACACCGACTTTGGAGCCTGTGAAAGTCCCAGAGGCACCCATAATGGGACCTGAACTTGGGAAACGCTTCCAAAAAAGGCCCGCCTTGTCTAACGCAGAGCTTCAAAAAGCATTTAATTCTTTGGTTCGCGTTTATCTCGGGCACAACCCGTATAGCTCCTCCGAAGGGGGCACCCCGGAGCTGGAAGTAAAGTTCGGCACAAAGGGTATCAAGCCAATTACCAAGATTGACTACGACAACGTAATCAAAAAGCTATCCAATGTTGGCTTCTATACCAATGCGAGCGCCGGCGAGTATTTGCTCAGAATGCAGAACCATACCATTAACAGCGCGTCCGGTCGCTTCAAAAAATCGCATTTCCGTATTGAGCTCCACGGCTTGCAAGACATCAAAACGTATTGCAACACCAATCGCATTGAAGAAGTCGCCAGTCAGCTAAAAATCAACTTCAAGCAGGATGTGCAGGTGTCGGGGGAAAACACCCAAGACGCCATTGTGATGAACAACTATTTCCAGTCCGTTGATTTTGACGACTTCAACTTTCGCCTTTCCTACAAGAGGGAAAAATACATCAGCAAAAATAACAACATTGGCCTCGATATTCTCAACACGTGGGATAATTCTAAAAAAGAGTTTCGTTACATTAATCGCGTCACGTTCACACATCCAAACTATCCCGTTCTCGTGGATTTGAGCATTGTGAAAGCCTCCGCATACGAGGGACCCAACGGGGTCAAGCTTGCCACCAGCTTTCAAGAGTCCGGGGTAATGAATAATCCAGAGCACTACGAAATTGAAATTGAGGTGGATAACTCGCGCCTAGGAGACCCCAAGTATTTGGCCAAGGGGGGCGACCTTTTGTTGCAGGCCGATATCCGAAAAGTCATTAAATACGTGCTGTGCGGGCTACAAGAAACGAGCTACCCCATCTCGTATTCCGAGCAGCAGCAAGTGCTCAACCAGTATGCGTTACTGCTGTTTAAAGAACCATTAGAGCGACGTATTACATATAGGGATTTCATTGGTCCTCAACCCCAAACCCTGCAAATGAAAAATATTATTCCCGAAAACAAAAACTCCAATGACCCCAATATTCGCACTGGGTATGTAGTGACTGAAAAGGCAGACGGCGAGCGCAGGCTTCTATTTATCTCTGCCAATGGGAAAATGTATCTCATCACCCCTAGTATGAAGGTTATGTTTACTGGCGCGTATACCGAGCAAGCCACGCTGAAAAATAGCTTGCTAGATGGGGAGCTCATTATGCACAACAAGTATCACGACTATATTAACCTATACGCGGCGTTTGATATTTACTACGTGAACGGGCAAGATGTTCGCGCCCAGTATTTTATGACTTCGCGCGACGGCGAAGAAGTGTCCAAATCCCGATTCTATTTATTGAATGCGTGCATTGATAACCTGAATGCAAAATCCGTAATGGACCAAGATATTTCCTCCCCGATGAAAACCATCTGTAAAAACTTTTACCCAAAGAAGCACACCGACAGCATATTCAGTGCGTGCCAAACATTGCTAACCAATATCAATGAAGGCATTTATGAATACAACACCGATGGACTCATTTTCACACCAATTCGTTTGGGGGTAGGGTCCTATGAGGCAGGGAGTGCAGGGAAGTTGGAGCGCACCACGTGGGAGGTTGCGTTCAAGTGGAAACCGCCAATGTATAACACCATTGATTTTATGGTCACCACCAAGAAAAACGAAGCGGGACAAGATATTGTTACCAGCATTTTTGAAGAGGGGATGCAAGTCAATCGCGCGTCGCCTGTCAAACGTTATAAGACCCTTATTTTGGAATGCGGTATTGACGAGAAACGAGATGTGTATATCAACCCTTGCCAAAACATTATTGACGATATTATCCCCTCTTACTTGGGAGACGCCAAATCTACCTACAAGCACACGCAATTCTTTCCAACCGCTCCGTTTGATGAGGAAGCCGGCATATGCAATATTGAGATTATGACCGACCCCCAAGGCAATGACCAGATGTTTACTTCGGAGGGGGATGTGTTTTACAACAATACGATTGTGGAGTTTAGTTACGATTTGTCTGACCCGCACAAACCCAAAACGTGGAGATGGACCCCATTGCGCGTGCGTTACGACAAAACAGGCGAACTGCGTAACGGGTTTAAAAATTATGGTAACGACTACTACACGGCGAACAGCAATTGGTCTTCTATTCACAACCCGATTACGGAGGATATGCTTATGTATGGCGTAAACATTCCGGACATTGTGTATAACGACGATGTTTACTACAACGACACCTCCAAGCGCGCCTCTACCACGCGCGGACTACGCGACTTCCACAATTTGTTTGTGAAGAAAGTGTTGATTGGGAGCGTATCCAAAGAAGGCGATACATTGATTGATTTTGCGTGCGGGAAGGGAGGCGATATCCCCAAATGGATTCATTCCGGCATCTCGTTCGCGTTTGGTGTGGATGTGTTCAAAGACAATTTGGAAAACCCGATTAACGGGGCGTGTGCGCGTTACTTGAACTATCGCAAGCAGTTCAAACAAATGCCATCCGCGCTGTTTGTGCACGGGGACAGCAGCAAAAATATTCGTAATGCGAGTGCCATTATGAACGAGAAGGGCGCCGAAATCACTCGTGCGGTATTTGGGCAAGGCGTGAAGAGCGCCGACAAACTGGGAAAAGGGGTGGCCAAACAGTTTGGAAAGGGAGCGGACGGCTTTAATATTAGCTCGTGTCAGTTTGCCATCCACTACTTCTTCGAAAACCCAACCACGTTCTATCATTTTATCCGGAATGTGGCGGAATGCACAAAGATTGGCGGATATTTCATTGGCACTTGTTACGATGGATACACGGTGTTTAAACGCCTGAAACAAACCAAATACGGAGACAGTGTCGTCATCCAGTCCCCCGGAGCCAACGGAGCCAAGGTGTGGGAAATCGTGAAGGAGTATACGAACGCCACCTTTGAAACAGACGAAAGCAGTTTGGGAATGCAAATTAGCGTATTTCAGGAGTCCATTGGACAGTTTATTCCAGAGTATCTAGTCAATTTCAAGTTCTTGGTGCAAACTATGGAAGACTATGGCTTTAAAATCGTCAGCAAAAACGAGCTCAAAAATAAAAATATGAATCTACGCGATGGAACGGGGATGTTTAGCGACTTGTTTGCGCAAATGGAGGACGAATCGAGAGCACAACCAGAAAGAGCGAACGAGTATTCTAGCGCGCTCCAAATGTTGCCTTACGAGAAAACCATCTCCTTCTTGAACCGATATTTCATTTTCAAAAAATACAACAATGTCGATGCGGAGAAGCTAACCAATACGCTCTTGCGAAAACACGCGCAAGAATATGTCAACGTGCTAGAAGAGCCGGTTAAACCAGTGGAAGTCCGTCGCAAAGAACCTGAGCCAGTAGTGGTTCAAGCAGTAGAGGAGGTAGAAGTCGTGAAGCCAGTGGCAAAGCCAAAGCCGCGCGCAAAAAAGATTGCCACCAAACTGCGCATTGTCGGGGAGGACACGGAGCCTCTATAATAAGGTATAATAAGGTAATTTAGTATATGTCATTATGAGTGTGTTTGTTCTATAAAATAATAATACTTTTTTTGTATTATTATTATTATTATTATTATTATTATTATTATTATTATTATTATTGTATATCATTTTTTATTCTATTATTATAAGTTTACATGGCATTAACTGGGTATACAACACTGATCAATGGAGAACCAACAGACCTTCTCTATATTTTTGAAGGATACAATGGTGTGAAC